GGAAACGCGGAGGCTCTTTCGCGTTTGGAGGATAAGAATGCCGAGAAAACCCAAGCGTCCGTGCTCGTACCCTGGCTGCGGCCGGCTGACCGACGGACAGTACTGCGAAGAACACAAACGGACAGCGGAGCGGCAGTACAACCGGTACGGTCGCGACCCCGACACCAACAAACGCTACGGCCGCGCGTGGAAGAAGATCCGCGCGCGGTTTCTTTCACAGCATCCACTGTGTGAACAGTGCAAGAAGACAGGCAGGCTGACGCCTGCGGAGGAAGTGCACCACATCCTGCCGCTATCAGACGGCGGTACGAACGACGAGAGCAATCTCATGGCGCTGTGCAAGAGTTGTCACTCAAGAATAACTGCGGCGAACGGAAATACGCAACGAAACATCTAAGCATGTCTATCAATCAACAACGCGACGGAACCGTGGGGGCAACTATATCTCTACAGCTTTGATTTTTGGACAACGCGGTCGGGTCACGTACAAACTTTCGCGATTTCAAGAGGGTGAATAGCCCTCTTATTATTTTGGGGAGGAAGCGAATATGGCAAACGGTCATGGCGGAGCGCGGCCCGGTGCTGGCAAGAAGAAAAAACCGCTTGCGGATAAAGTACTCGAGGGCAACCCCGGCAAGCGGCAACTACAGGTAATCGAGTTCAAGACGTCTGCGAATCTACAGGGACAACCCATGCCGCTGCCGCGTGAAATGTTATCAGCGGTGCAGAAGAACGGCAAGCCGCTCATTGCTTCGGAGATTTACGAACGGACGTGGGCTTGGCTGAACGAGCGCAGCTGCGCCGCGCTGGTTTCCCCGCAGGTGCTGGAGCGATACGCCATGAGCGCAGCGCGCTGGATACAGTGTGAAACGGCGATTTCGGAGTACGGGTTCTTGGCAAGGCACCCGACGACGGGGAATGCGATCCAATCACCGTATGTGGCTATGAGCCAGACGTACATGAGCCAGACAAACCGGCTCTGGTATGAGATCTATCAAATCGTAAAGGAAAATTGCGCAACCGGATATACCGGCGAAACGCCGCAGGACGACGTAATGGAGCGGTTGCTGACGGCGCGGAGAGGCGGATGAACCCATGGACGAAATACAGGAATTCATCCGTTCCCTCCGGTATCACCGTCTGACCAGCCAGCAGCGAAAAACGCTGCGCGGACAGGCGCTGGCCGGGAATCTCCCGGCGGCAAAGGCGGGGCTACACAGGATCATGAAGAAAGGGTATCAGCATGGACATTCAAACACTGCCGGTGGAAAAACTCGTACCGGCAGAATATAACCCGCGTAAGGATTTAAAGCCCGGCGACCCGGAATATGAGAAGCTGAAGCGCTCGATCACTGAGTTCGGGTATGTGGAACCGGTCATCTGGAATAGGAACACCGGCCATGTCGTCGGCGGCCACCAGCGTCTGAAGGTCCTGATCGATACCGGCGTGACCGAAGTCGAATGTGTGGTCGTGGAGATGAGCGAAGAAAAAGAAAAAGCGCTCAACGTCGCGTTGAACAAGATCAGCGGCGACTGGGACAAAGAGAAACTCTCTCTGCTCATCGCCGACCTGCAGGGCGCGGATTTCGATGTATCTCTGACCGGCTTCGATGCGCCGGAGCTCGACGCGCTGTTCAAGGACGCGCAGCGTGACGGTGTTCACGACGATGATTTCGACGTCGACACCGCTTTGAAAGAACCGGCGATTACGAAACTCGGCGACCTGTGGCTGCTTGGAAAACATAGGCTGGTCTGCGGTGATAGCACGAAGAAGGATGTATTCGACTTGCTCATGGACGGCCGCCAAGCAAACCTTGTGGTCACCGATCCCCCTTACAATGTGAACTACGAAGGCAGCGCCGGCAAGATCAAGAACGACAACATGACAGATTCAGCGTTCTATGATTTCCTGTTGGCTTCGTTTCAGAACATGGAAGCCTGTATGGCTGCCGACGCGTCGATCTATGTGTTTCATGCGGATACCGAGGGCCTGAACTTTCGCAGAGCGTTCTCGGACGCAGGATTCTATCTGTCCGGCACGTGTATCTGGAAGAAGCAGTCGCTCGTACTCGGACGTAGTCCTTACCAATGGCGGCACGAACCGATTCTCTTCGGTTGGAAGGAAAAGGGAAAGCACGAGTGGTATGCAGATCGGAAGCAGACGACGATCTGGGAGTTTGACAAACCAAAGAACAATCCCGACCACCCAACCATGAAGCCCGTGGAGTTGCTCGCGTACCCGATCCTGAATTCCAGCATGGCAAACTGCATTGTGCTGGATCCATTTGGCGGCAGCGGCAGTACCCTGATCGCCTGCGAGCAGACGGATCGAACCTGTTTCATGATCGAGTTGGATGAAAAGTTCTGCGATGTGATCGTCAAACGGTATATCGAATATGTAGAAGCGCCGAAAGATGTCTTTCTTATTAGGGATGGCGTGATTATAGATCATAAGATGAGTATTGACAAAACGAATCCATAACAACTATCATTTGTTTATAAGCAAATCTTTAGTTTATTGGGGATTCGTATGTTTGATAATAATGGTATGCTTCCTGCTGGCATGCACAGATATGCGCTAGATATCTTTGAACAAGATTTTATTGGGGCATTTCCTTCGTCACAAACACGGAAAGAGTTGTTTTACTTACTAGGTGAGTTGCTGGTCGAAGTACAAATACTTCTTGTTCCATATGAAATTTGGATCGATGGAAGCTTCGCTACAAAAAAAGTTAATCCGAATGATATTGATATAGTAATGTTTTTGAATTATAGTGATCTTCAAAACGAAGCGGTTATAACTGGATTGACGGCCTTAAAACAAAAGTACATAGGCAACCTAGATATCTATATTGCATTGGCTGTTAATGAAGAGTCTAGAAAAGCCCTGTCAGATACTGATTTTGGAAAGTGTACAAATAAACGGAATTATTGGCGAGGGCAGTTTGGCTTCGATCGGGAAGATAATCCGAAGGGAATAATCGTTTTGACAGAAGAATCCTTAAGAGATTTTACTGTCGGAGGTCAGAACAATGTCACAAACTGAATTAGCTACGCTTAATAAGCGAATTGAAGAAACGCAAATGGAAATTCAAGATGCTTTAAGCATTGAAGATTTCCATATAAGGAAACTGAATCTCGATGAACTTCAAAATCGTTTGCACGAATTAATGGAGCAAAAAGAAATACTAGAAAAAGCCTCTCAAAAAGAAACCATAAAAATTCGTATTAGTGGAGATAAGATTCAACAGGGGAAGATTTCTACAAGAACGCTTGTATCCATACTTGAAGGATTCACGCAATTTGCAGATTCTATTGCAAACGCAGTATTAAACGCACCAACCGATCGAGGACGAATTCCACAAGAAGTTGAAGAGAGTGTGGACTTTCAAGTAGTAGGTACATTTGCAGGTTCATTTGGTATTATACTTGAGAAGCCCACAGATATATTTGCTTTATTGCCGGTTGAAACTAAGACCAGCGCTGTTTTAGGAGAAATGTTTTCGGTTTTTGAATCCAACAGCGATGATGAATCGTTGCTTGATGCTATTATCCCGAATGGAAGCCGCGCAATCCGGAGTTACCAAGCGTGGTTAGAAGATTTGGCAAGTAAAGACGTTGATCTTGAACTTTCTTGGTTAAGCAGCACTGCTGAGCAACGCAAAGTGAAAATCAACACAAAAAGCTCGAATGATGTTGTAGCAGTACTTAAAAGCATAGATGAAAATGATGATACTGAAGTTCTGCACTCAGGTATTTTGACGGGGGTTAACATCAGGAATCATCGATTTGAAATGACGGTGGAAGGACTCGGCATTATAAAGGGAACTGCAAAATTTGAAACACTCATTTCCATATCCGAAATGATGGGAAAAGAAATTGTTGCGAAATTGATTAGGAGTACTACCTATTCGAAAGCAAGGGTCGCAAAAATCACTTGGTACCTAATGTCTGCAGAGATGCAGGAGAAATAAAAAATCTATCTATGAGTTATAGTGCAGGAACATAAGGTTCTTGCACTTTTTTGTTGCTTTATTTTTGCAATAGAGTGATATATGTACTACCGAAATTGAAGGAGGTAGACATAGGATGCAGATCAAGTACCATTTGGAAGGCAGCGAGCGGAAAGCGCTGCTGGCCGCCATGCGTGAAATCCTGCAGGACACACCCCGATATATGGGGCCGCCGAGCTTCGCGTTCACGGTCGGGCCGTACATTATCGACCGGCACGGGACGCTGAGCTGTCAGGAGGATGCGGATCAGGCGCAGATCGAAATGCTGATCCACGAACTGGAGCATGACGGATTCTTCGGTGAACGCATCGGCGAACAGGCAATAAAGCAAGAGAATTTTACAACTAAAGCAGTGGACGATCCGGACAGACTGACGATTGAGATGCCGAAGGATGGCATGACGCCGGCCGCCTTGGAGAATCTGCGGCGGCTGGTGGCGAGCAAAGCCACGCTGTTGAAGAAAGCGCTCAGCACGGGCAACCTGCCAATCACGGAGCATACGGACCGGATCGAGTTCGGATGGTTCCACCCAACCGACGAACAGGCGGAGATCGGCGCTTATTACCAATTAGTGCAAAGGCTCTGCGAGATGGCGAAAGCGCAAAAGCGCGTAATCGCTACCGAGCAACCGGTGGAGAACGAAAAGTACGCGTTTCGATGCTTCCTTCTGCGGCTCGGATTTATCGGAACGGAGTACAAGGAGTCGCGGAAGATTCTGCTGAAGAACCTTTCCGGCAATTCAGCGTTCAAAGGTATGCGTGGAACGGAGGAAAACGCATGAACGGAATTCATCCCGACCTGCTAAATCAGATGAAAGAATATTATCGCCCAGGGGCGCGCGTCATGCTGATCCGCATGCGTGATCCGTACACGAACCTTCAGCGAGGTAACTGCGGAACGGTGACTTGTGTCGACGATGTCGGCACCATCCACGTTGCGTGGGACTGCGGCAGCACACTGGGTATTGCGTTCCGCGAGGACGAATGCCGGATGATTGAGGAGGATGACCATGAGTAACCGCTTGCTGATCGCTTACGGCAGCAATCTGAACCGTAAGCAGATGGCACATCGGTGTCCGACGGCAAAGCTGATTGGCACGTCGACGCTGCGGAATCACCGGTTGCTGTTTCGGGGGCCGCATGCCGCGGCGGTGGCGAACGTGGAAGCCCTGAAAGGTCGCAGCGTTCCGGTTCTGGTATGGGAAATTGCGCCGGCCGATGAAGCGGCGCTCGACCGGTACGAGGGATTTCCGTACCTGTTTGAGAAACGGCAGTTTCGCGTTCGACTCGACGGCAAGCTCGTCAGCTGCATGGCGTATGTTATGACCGGTGATCATTCGCTTGGGAAACCGAGCGCTTTTTATTACAGCGAAATTCTGGAAGGATACAAAGACGCTGGGTTCGATGTGGACGTCCTGCGCACCGCGGTCAGTGAAGCGGCGGTGGCTACTGAGGATTAATTACCATTCGCATTGCCATGAAGGCTTCCGTTTCGGAGGCCTTTTTTCGTTGGGAGGGAGGCGGCGTCGATTCGAAAACTCAGGAAATACACGCCGACTCGCTTCATGTCGCGAAACTCGGTTTACGACAAAACGAAAGCGGACTTTGCAGTTGATTTCATTGAATGCCTGTCTCATACCAAGGGAACATGGGCAGGAAAGCCGTTTCTGCTGATCGACTGGCAGGAGCGGATCATTCGGGATCTTTTCGGCGTAGTGAAGCTGAACGGGTATCGCCAGTTCAATACAGCGTATATCGAAATCCCAAAGAAAAATGGTAAGTCGGAGCTCGCGGCCGCGGTCGCGCTGCTTTTGACCTGTGGGGATAACGAAGAGCGCGCTGAGGTATATGGTTGCGCCGCCGACCGACAACAGGCGTCGATCGTATTCGAAGTGGCCAAGGACATGGTCACCATGTGCCCGGCGCTGTCGAAACGGGTGAAAATTCTTGCGTCGCAGAAGCGGCTCATATATTTGCCGACCGGAAGCTACTACCAGGTACTCTCCGCCGACGTTGCGAATAAACATGGCTTCAACACCCACGGCGTCATTTTTGACGAACTGCACACGCAGCCGAACCGGAAGCTGTTTGACGTTATGACCAAGGGTAGCGGCGACGCGAGAATGCAGCCGCTATACTTTCTGATTACGACGGCCGGAGATAACACCAATTCGATCTGCTGGGAAGTGCATTCGAAAGCGAAGGATATCATTGACGGGAGGAAGACGGACGCGACGTTTTATCCTGTCATCTACGGAACGGAGGAGTATGATTCCTGGACCGACCCCAAGGTGTGGCGGAAGGCCAACCCGTCGCTCGGGATTACGATCGGGAAAGACAAAGTTCAGGCGGCGTGCGAAAGCGCGCAGCAGAATCCCGCCGAGGAGAACGCGTTCCGGCAACTGCGGCTGAACCAATGGGTGAAACAGTCAATCCGCTGGATGCCGATGGACGCGTGGGACAAATGCGCGTTTGCGGTTGACCCGGAGGAACTGGCCGGTCGTGTCTGCTACGGTGGCCTCGACCTTTCGTCCAGCACGGATATCACGGCGTTCGTGCTTGTGTTTCCGCCGCTGGATGAAACGGACAAATATGTGATCTTGCCGTTTTTTTGGATCCCGGAGGAGAACATCGATCTGCGGGTCCGGCGCGATCATGTGAACTATGACCTTTGGCAGAAGCAGGGTTCCCTGCTGACCACCGAAGGCAACGTCGTACATTACGGATTCATTGAGACATTTATTGAGCAACTCGGGATGAAGTACAACATCCGCGAGATCGCGTTCGACCGCTGGGGCGCGGTGCAAATGGTGCAGAACCTCGAAGGCATGGGGCTCACGGTCGTTCCGTTTGGGCAGGGATTCAAGGACATGTCTCCGCCGACGAAGGAACTCATGAAGTTGACGCTGGAACAAAGGATCGCACACGGTGGTCAGCCGGTGTTGCGCTGGATGATGGATAACATCTTTATTCGAACCGATCCGGCCGGGAATATCAAGCCGGACAAAGAAAAAAGCACCGAAAAAATCGACGGTGCTGTGGCGACGATTATGGCGTTGGACCGGGCATTGCGGAATGGCGGCGGTGAGAATGAAAGCGTATACGATGGGCGGGGGCTGTTCATCCTCGACTAGTCGTTATGCTAGTTTCGAGCATGGAAATGAAACAAGGCAGTAAAAAACGCACCGCTATTTCAATTTATGGCTCCACCTGATCGTATTCTAACAAAGTTTGCCATTCCCGGCGCTTGTATAACACCCTGAGAACTTGCACGATATGATCGTCTTCGGTCGCTGAATAGAAAACGATGTAGTTGGCGACGAACAAACGCCGCACACCGAGCGCGGCGTATGGTTCTTCCGGAAGCGGACGCTGCCGAAACGGAAGCTGTCGCAGCGAGTCGATGGCTTCGCGAAACGATACCAACAGTCGCGCGGCGGCTTCGGGTTCGTGTAGCGTATCGGCAATATAGCCGAAGATCTGGTTCAGATCCTGCTCAGCGGATTCAACGATCCGAATCTCATATGTTTCCAAGGCCGAACTTCCTTTCAATATCGGAAATAACGTCTTCGGCCTTGCGGCTCTTGCCGGCATCCGCATCGGCAAGCCCGGCGTCAAGCATGCGGTATAGCTCATGCTTACCGCTGAGCCGTTCGTATTCGGCGTTGGACATGACGACGAGATCGCCCGCACCGTTTTTTGTGATGAACACCGGCTCCTGATGCTTATTGCAGAACTCGGAGATTTCTCCATATCGGTTGCGCAAATCGGAACTGGGACGGATCACAGCCATCGTGATCACCTCCTGCTTTTGATATGCATATTTTATCAACATAACGATACAAAGTCAAATGAGGTACATGCATGGGACTTCTGAATTCCATCTTCCATTCCCGCGACAAGCCGAAGAATTACTTGAGCAGCAGCTTCTACAGTTTCTTCTTCGGTGGCACGTCGAGCGGAAAGCCGGTGAACGAAACGACCGCCATGCAGATGACGGCGGTGTATTCCTGCGTGCGGATCCTGTCGGAAGCCGTGGCCGGGCTGCCACTGAACGTTTACCGCTACAACGATGCTGGCGGCAAGGAAAAGGCGTTCAAGCATCCGCTCTACCGGCTGCTGCACGACGAGCCGAATCCCGAGATGACGAGTTTCGCGTTCCGGGAGACGCTCATGAGTCACCTGCTCCTGTGGGGCAACGCCTACGCGCAGGTGATCCGAAACGCCAGAGGCGAGGTGATTGCGCTCTACCCGCTCATGCCGGACAAAATGACAGTCGACCGTGACAAAAACGGCCGGCTTTTTTATTTGTATCAGCGCGGAGCGGAGGACGCAAAAGCAGTTGGAAACGACAGACGGGTTTACTTACCGCCGACGGACGTGTTGCACATCCCCGGACTCGGGTTCGACGGCCTGATCGGATATTCTCCGATCGCCATGGCGAAGAACGCGATCGGGCTCGCTATTGCGACCGAGGAATACGGCGCGAAGTTTTTCGCCAACGGTGCGGCCCCGTCCGGCGTGCTGGAACACCCGGGCACCATCAAGGATCCGCAGCGCGTGCGCGACAGTTGGAATGCTGCGTACCAAGGCAGTGTGAACGCGCATAAGATTGCCGTGCTCGAAGAGGGCATGAAGTATACGCCCATCGGCATTTCGCCCGAGCAGGCTCAGTTCCTTGAGACGCGCAAGTTTCAAATCAACGAGATCGCGCGCATCTTCCGCGTACCGCCGCACATGCTGGCAGACTTGGAGAAATCGTCGTTCAGCAATATCGAGCAGCAGTCGCTCGAGTTTGTGAAATATACGCTCGATCCCTGGGTCGTGCGCTGGGAGCAGAGCATGTGCCGGATACTGCTGAGCGAAAGCGAGAAGCCGGCGTACTTCATTAAATTCAATGTCGACGGGCTTCTCCGCGGCGACTATGCCTCCCGCATGACCGGTTACGCCACCGCGCGGCAGAACGGCTGGATGAGCGCGAACGATATCCGCGAGCTGGAGAATCTCGACCGCATCTCGCCGGAACTTGGCGGGGATCTGTACCTGATCAACGGCGCGATGACAAAACTTCAAGACGCAGGGCTTTTCGGGGGAGCTCAACAGAAAAAGGAGGATTCTTCTTGAAACGACAATTTTGGAACTGGGTGCGAAACGAGGACGGCACCCGAACACTGACCCTCGACGGCGTAATCGCCGAGGAATCGTGGTTTGACGACGACGTCACCCCGAAAGCGTTCAAAGAGCAACTGAACGCCGGAACGGGTGACGTTGTTGTATGGATCAATAGTCCGGGCGGCGATTGCGTCGCCGCAAGCCAGATCTACACCATGCTCATGGAGTACAAAGGCAGCGTCACCGTTAAAGTCGACGGCATCGCGGCGAGCGCCGCGTCTGTTATTGCCATGGCTGGTACCGAAGTGCTCATGGCCCCGACGGCTCTCCTGATGGTCCATAATCCTTTAACAGTCGCGATCGGCGACAGCGAAGAAATGCAGAAAGCGATCGTCATGCTGGATGAGGTCAAGGAGAGCATCGTCAACGCATATGAACTGAAAACGGGGCTGTCCCGGGCGAAGATCTCGCATCTCATGGATGCAGAAACGTGGATGAACGCGCAAAAGGCGATTGAGCTGGGCTTCGCCGACGGCGTGCTGACGCGCGAAGCAGCGCTGCCCGAGGACGATATCCCGGTCAACAGCTACCAGTTCAGCCGCCGGGTGGTGACGAACTCGCTACTGAGTAAATTGCAGCATATCCGAGTGGAGAAAGAAACCGGCAACGAGGAAACACCGCCGAACGAACCGCCCGCAGAACCGAAATATCCCGCAGAGCCGCTGATTCAGCGGCTCAATCTTTTGAAAGCATGAAAAGGAGGAAATCACATGAACCGTATTCAGGAACTCCGCGAAAAGCGCGCAAAAGCGTGGGATGCGGCAAAAGCGTTTCTCGATACCAAGCGCGGAACGGACGGCCTGCTGTCCGCCGAAGACGTGGCGACATACGAAAAAATGGAAGCCGACGTCGTCAACCTCGGTAAGGAGATCGACCGGCTTGAACGTCAGGCGGAGATCGACGCCGAATTGAATAAACCCACCGCCGATCCGCTGACGAACAAACCGACGCAGCCGGCAGGAGAAGATAAGACTGGGCGCGCATCCGCGGCGTATAAAAGGGCGTTCTGGAACGTCATGCGTTCGAAGAATCCGCATTACGACGTGGTCAACGCGCTGCAGGTCGGTACCGACAGCGAGGGCGGATATCTCGTCCCGGACGAATTCGAACGTACGCTGGTCGCCGCGCTCGAGGAAGAGAACATCTTCCGTTCCCTTGCCAGGGTCATCCAGACCTCGAGCGGCGATCGCAAGATTCCCGTCGTAACGACGCAC